AACTCTTTTTTTCATTCACCACATCTTTTAATTTCATATCCTATTCTCTGGATTCAGTTCTTTAGTTAGCTTACCCAATAAATATAAAAAAAGAGGGCTAAGCGCCCTCTTCAGTTTTTACCTATAATGTAACGATTGAGACCTCTTAATACTCTATAGTCTTTTGCCAATAATTATCAGCAGCCTCTACGTGTCCTATTACTTCCGTAACCTTATATGAACTAATGTTACGCTCAGCTACAAAATTATCTATATGATGATCTACGTCAGTTTCAAAAGCCGCTCTAAAAACCTCAACTTTCTTTGTAGAAGAACTTTTTGCTGCAGGAGTAGGAGCTGGTGCTGGTGCCGCGGCCGGTGCTGGTACCTCAACCGGAGCCTTTGCTGGTACATCTATAGGAGTTGTTTTTGCTTTTGCCTTTGCCTTTGCTTTTGCCATCTTTTCTTCCTTTCATAAAAAAAAGTCGTATATAGAGAAAAAATGGGTTGCCCGGAAAATCGGGTATTCCACTTTTTGACTATTTACCTCATTTTGGTGGAGATGTGTTTATTTTACAAATGGTGGAGGTGTTCGGCTCTGCCCCGAAGTCCTGTCTACACAAACTAGTTGAGGATGTACAAGTTTAACTTAAACTAATACTACGGACGATGCTTCTTTTCGTTATGACAATTGGTTGACTATGAAAAGAATAAAATTGTTGTCAAACAATCGGCCAACAGTCTAAGCTGCGAGCTTATATTCTACTGTATTTTCGTCAGTTGAATGTTTTACATACACTTTTTAGAGAGCTAGTATGTTTTCTCTCACTTGCCTCAATCTATTTTCTATACCAGTCGATCCTATTTCACCCCCGAATTAAATCATGCGCCTTGCCATGGCGGATCTGTTGGCCCCTCTGTAGGAGGGCCGTTTTGTTTATTGATCTCTTTAGTTAACCACACCTCTACATTAGGTATGTAGTTATCAATTATAACTTGTGCCCATGCACTATCTAAATCATCATAAGGAACTAGGTCTTCAAATTGTGCCTCTGCAGGTGGTGTTAGCTCTATATTAACAACAGCATTGGCCTCTTTCTGGGTACTAGTATCCGTGCCCGTGTAAAAAACTGTAATAGCTTTTACATAATTTTCTAAACTACCGCCGTCTACGTTGGTGGTGCCTGAATATGTTGTTACTTTAGTACACTCACCTATAAAATCTATAGCCACTGTTTTTCTCTATCCTTTAAGGAGCACTTGTTTTTTATTACGATGCCGTTCTTGTAGTTCTGTACTACTAGGTAAATATCCCCTACCATTACACTTGGGGCAGACATCCACCTTGACCAACTTATGCACAGGCTTTCTAACAACTTTCTCGCCGCGGCATACTCCACACATAAGACCATCTTGATAGTTCATTATCTGCCTGACTTCTTATACAAACCCATTGCACGGCCCTTCTTAGTTGTCTTCGCCGCCTTCTTAGATATTCTTTTTTGTTTGCCCTTTCTCTTAATAGCTGACTTGCGGGCTATTCTTTTAGCTTGCGATGGTTTAATGGGCCTTAAATGAAGAGGGAGTTTCTTCTTTCGCTTCTTAACTATTTGTAGCTTACCACCCTTTTTCCTTAAAACCTTTTTACGTGGGCCTCCAACGTCTTCATTAGCGTCATCTACTGAATCATCACCAATTACTTTGCTTGCTACACCTGCCGCTACTCTAGCAATGGCACCCGCCGCGGCGCCTATTTCACCCATAGATTTATCTAAAGATTTACTGGCAGATGATCCGGCCTTTGCACCCTTCTTTATGCTTTTAATTGCCCCACCAAAAGAACTTTTCTCCATCATTTTAGCTAGCTCTTCTTTTACAATCTCTTCTACTGTCTCTCTTAATAGCTTATCCATTTAAATTCTCCCATAATAAATATGCTATTATTTTTTTATACATTAAATTTATCCAATAATGCTTGTACCTTAGTTTCATCAGACTTATCAACCATAAATCTTATGCACCAAGACCTATTGGACTGACTCTTAAAAACTTTATTATATTCATGCGGCTGAAAGTCTGACTCTTCTAGCGTTTGTGCAATATAATCGCGAGCGATTACATCAGATATCAAAACTAAAAATCCATTATCTAGATCACAAGATTGCCAACGTCCGTTAGCACTAGACACTTCATATCTATCTGTTCCTATTAAAATATCTGCCATCTTTATTCTCTTTACGCACCTTCGTAATCTAAATACTGTGCTATGTTATTGTTATACCAATCCTCTTGAAACTCTTCGGATCTATTAGTATAGAAGTTTAATCTCTCTTCTGCGAAAGCATTTATATCATAAGTACGATCTGACCATTCAGCTAACTCGGCTGCTCTCTTCTTAGACTCTTCATAATTATCAATGTGATAAGAAATAGCATTAATCCATGAGCCCGGAGAAGTCAAATCAATCGCAAAATGTTTAGTAGAAATTTCAGAAGGGATCTGATCACACATTGTTTTATATCCCCCATAGTTAGAGAACACAGGGATACATCTATAATGCAAAGACTCGACTACTTTGATTTCTGACTTACAAGAAGCGAAAGCGTTGTGTTCAATATAGGCCAAACTTATATCAAACAAAGCATAAAACTTAGCATAAGTTTCTAAAGGCAACGCATCAAGTATCTTTAGTCTCTTCGGATCTATGTCCTTATACAACTGTTCAATGCGTCCCTTATAAGTTTCTTCCTTATTTTCTATTTCTTTTTCTTCAAAGCTTTTATTACCATCTTCATCTTCATGGATCTCTACTTGGGTATCCTTCAAGGCCATGCCCGCAATAACAAAATAAGTGTTGGGGTACTTGTCATGGATAGCTTTCATAATAGGAGCCATACGTTTAATGTCTTCAAAATGAGAAGTAAGGCCAGCCCATCCAATAATAATCTTATCATCTGTTGGAAACCACTCTGGCAGTATCTCTTTTCTTACTTCATTTTTATTATAACACCACTGGGGTAGCCCCCAATCAAACATATTTGGAAAAATATTTACATCATCATTAAATTTTTCAAACGTATTTTTTAGTTTTGGAGTAGTGGTAGTTATACAATCAGAATGCTTTATAGATTGTAAAGACATTTTATCTTTGCCACTCTCCATCCACAAAGTTTTCATTGGGTGTGTGTTGGGCAAATTGAATTCATTATCATCTGCGTCATGGATAATGTAAGGACGCTTCTCAGTCTTGGGCCACATTCTTGTTACCGATAAAAAATGAGAATGAAGATTGCCACACCGATGCATAACAATTACATCAGCAATCTTCACATGGTTAGGTTGCAAATTTTCAGTATAGACATAATTTGCTTCGTCAGGGAATGCCTTCCACAATGACCGTAGTGGCTCAAAGACCCTAAAGAAACTCGTACCTGTTTCTGAGGGTGTAGAAAAAACTATTGTCTTCTTATTAAGATCTAAATTTTCTGGTTGAGTAAAGTATTGCTTTATCTTATCTCTATCTTCTTCATCTTTAAATTGTATAACCTCTTGCAATTCTTCGTTGGTCATAAATCCCCCTATTTAAGATATAACTTATATTGTCCTTCAATGGTAAACATAGACTGCCTCATAGCTGCTCCATGGCCCGCTGATCTATACTGGCCAGGAGTTACATGAACAATTACTTCTTCAAATTTAATGTTTTTCAATCCATGTTGGTTGAGATGCTCTTGGATTGACTTAATTAAAACAGCAAACTCGGCTTGATATTGTGCTACCAAAATATCATTATTAGCAAGAGGGGCACTTTCCTCTGTACGTAAATTTACAGTGACACAATCTTCTAGTTCGCCATCTGTAGGACTTCCGAACTTAACATCCATTTCTGGAACCCTAGAAATATAACTTTGGATCACAGAGATAGCGGCAAGCTTAGGAGTTTGTTCAATTTCGCCAGTTGTATTTTCGCCTGGCCATCCGGCCCAACCTCTCTCCATATCACTCATACTATCAACAGTGGAAGCTACAGCATCATCGCCGCCTTTGTATGGTGCAGGTTTTGGTGCGCCGAAATTTCCCGTAATTACTTCGGGGTTAATCATCATCATTTTCTATCTCCATCTCAGGGTCTGAATCTGTTATTTTTACACCTTTGCCATCATTGTACTTCAAATAGCATTCCTCGCACATTCCATACTGATCATAAAACATAATATCCCAATGGTGCATAAAGTTTCCACACTTTTTATCAGTCTCTGGATCTTTTACAGGGCAAAAATTGGGCGTTAATGGTTTATAATTCTCATCCTTCTTCACTGTTTTCTTCCACAACTTTGTCTTACGCATAGGAAGAAAGTCATCAGGCACTTCTGTCATTAAGTCCTACTTTTATTAAATGTTTGTACTAAAATCTCTGGTGTATACATACGCACTTAGAGTAGTATTAATATCTGCAGCATTAATAAGACGTATATATCTCCATGAACCCGATCCTATGTATTGATCACTAGTATCAATTGTAGCATTATTAAGATCAAGCCAATTTGAATTAAAATCTGCCGCTGACGCTGAAGATTCTTTAGTCTGATCGTGTTCGCCGCCCCAAGCACCACTGTCTACAAGCAGAGTGGCCTTGCTAGCAATAGCTAAATCTATAGGGTTTACAGCATGATGTTTCTTCCCAGCATCTATAGGATTAGAGTTATTAACTTGTACCTTAAATCCACTCTGAACACCAGAGCCGTCGCTATCTCTAAGAATTAAAGTAAACTCATGCCCACCTATAAAGATAGCGGGAGTTCTCTTAGTGTTATCCAGTGAAGCACTATCTGTACCTGATCCAGAAAACCTCTGCAGTATTGCACTGCTAAAAGGGGTTAAAGCCATTTCGTATCTCCATTATTTTTTATACTATAATACTTTATAAATATAACTTAGTTAAGAGGATTGTCATAATCTATGTAAGTAATAGTCAATTTGTTTCCATCCATTAACCATTCTGCTAACGATGAATAAATTCTTTTATAAGCATCAACAGACGCTCCAATGAATCCATCCTTTGTAATATTCTGTTGTGAAGTATCCGCAACCAACAAACAACCCATCGTGTTTTCGTCAGTATTTCCAGTGTGAATTAAGATGTACTCAAACCCTGGCACATCTTGAACGTGTAACATTCCTTTATGAAAGTCAGCACCAAACTTATTTAGATAACGATTGTGAAAGCCACCAGTAGTTCTCAGCTTCACATTGTAAGTGCCCTCTGGGATACGTGTTTCCGCACTTACCTTCTCTTCTCTAAACTCATCCTCAAGAGTGTATGCTAAAAATTCTCTACCCATAGATCCGTTTTCAGACAGCACTCCAAGTGTGCTACTGAGGCCTGAGCTATACCTTAATACTTCTATGTTTCGTTCGTCAGGGCCCAGAATGTCGATGGGGTCGCTCTCTCTAAACAAGTTCAGCATATTATTTTATTTCCTTTAATGGGCCAAAGTATTGCGCTGGCTTTTTAGTAGCCTCTTTATATTTCTCTTCTTCATAAATTTTTGTTCTTATACCCGATGAACTATAATTATGAAACCTACTTATGTAGTAAGTTTCCTTACACAAGAACCTTCCAGTTATTTTCTTTTTCATTTCTGGTGTATTATAGTCTGAGCCAAGGAAACGTATATCGGGGTTATAAAAACTTAATAGATTAACAAGCTCGGCCTCACTACTATAAGGGGCAATTTCATCTATGTATCTGATAGACTTTAATATAATATGCCGTTCATTTAAACTCATTACAGGAATGTTTTTATCTTCTCTTTCCCACTCTGGATTATCGTGCAACCCCACCACTAAATAGTCACAATTGTCTTTGCATTGCTTTAACATCAGAGCATAACCAGGATGATAAATGTCAAACGCTGAGGCTATAAAACCTGTCTTATTTTCCATCATCGTTCCTTTGTATTAGATAACGGACCTTTGCCCGTATCAAACCATATCACTATCATCTTTTAGTTCCAGACAATGTGTATATGCTCTTCTCATACCGACTCACCAACGACTCTGGACACGGATATGGGCCCATTAGATGGTCGAACAAATCGGCTAACTTAACCACCCGTGCAATCTCACCGATTTTTCCTGTGCTTTTTTTGATGGACATTATGTAGTCACTATAAACAACTCCTTCTCCCCGCGTTAAAATTTTCACGACTTCAATTAGTTCATCATGCCGAAATTCGATCCTCAAGTCTCCTTCAGTAACTTCGGTATCTTCGATAATGTCATGCAGATAAGCTGCGGCGACATAGATATCTATCTCACTCGTTTCCGGACCGGACGGTGTTACAGACTCCACTGCTGTGGCAAATCGTGTGGCTAGCACAGCAACTCTCTCAAGATGCTCAAAATAAGGATAACCATGCTTGTCGGTCAACCCCTCATGGCTTTCTTTTGCCAGAGCCTTAGCCCTCTCAACCAAATCCAAAGGCTCTTTTATTTTCTCACTAACTGTCATCTCCATCATCGTTCCTTTGTATTAGATACTCTAGATACCATTGAGCTTTTTTAATATCTTCTATGTAATTCTCTTTATGTTTTGCTCGCAGAATGTATTTTAATGCACTACCTAAACAGAATCCTTCTCCAAATCCTGCGTCTTCGATAACATCTATTGCTTCATACTTGCCACTATTGTAATGATCAGGGTGATTTACTTTTTCTTTCACCTACTCCATTGCTCCCTGCCAATGACCTTGCTGTTGCAACCAAGCTTCTAATTCTGAACCACCAACATCAGCTAACATCTCTCCATCAATCTCTACACATGGTGACAAGGGCTGATTGCTTTTGCTAACCATCTCAGCGTATACATCTGCATCATTAATTAGTTTTGTTTCGTAAGGAATATTGTATCTAGATAATACTTCTCTAACGCCGGCACTCCATCCACAAGTTTCTTTAAGGTATGCTGTTACTTTCATATTTAATTCCTATTTTATTTCACCTTAATAAAAAATTTATCATTAACTGGTTTATATTCTGCGTCTTATTCGGCTTAGCAGCAGTTTGAACTAACTCTACCTTCGGTACTGACTTCACTCTCTTCGACAAAAAAGCAATATCTTGACTCAAACACGCAACTATTGATGCTGTAAAAACCATCTTAACTAACCGCCTCACCTCTTCTCTCCATTCTTTAATTAATCAAATACTTTCTTTACGCCTCCCCAGGATATCTTTTTCATTATTTCTCCTTAACAGGATCGCTCTTGCCCTTTATCTTTTCGATACTTCTTCCAACAAAATAACTACTATACACAGCTAACAGCAAGGTTTGAAAGACAGGAATATAGGACTCACCAATAGTGAAGTCTCCAATGTTTCCATCCGTAACCGCCAGCAAACTAAACACCGCCGTAAGAAACACAAGAGTAATTGGTCTGATGTTAGCGGCCAACCAGTTTCCACTTTTTAGATCAGCCTCCCATCTCGCCGTCACTTCCTTCTGTGCATCTGCTTCCGCAGAGACTAGAAGTTCTTTTAACTTTTGCTTAGCTGCGGCCTTCTCTTCGCCCGAAGTATGCAGTTCATCTATAAGGTTGGTGGCGGCTGGCAATACCTTGCCAACCAAACCACCTAAAATACTTAACGCTGCCATTATTCTGCGTTCTCTTTAGTTGCCCTCTCTTCGTATATTTTATCTAGTCTTTCTTCAAAGCCTCCCCGTATAGGAGTAAAAATGAAATACTTAAGAAGAACTGCGTAAAGAACAGTCAATAAAGCAACAGCCATACTGGGGCCCACAGCGGCAGGATCTGTCAGAGATCCTAACATTAGTATGACTCCGATCAAAGTTCCTACGAAACCAGAACCTATGGCATAGTTACCAGCAGCGTAAGCTGTATCATTTGCCTCGTGCAATTGAGATGGTGAAGCGTGTTTATCAAATAGCGCAGAAAGGAACCCGATGATGTTTCTACCGCTAGCCAACAATCCGCCGAAGGTCAAACCAAAAACTATTAGTACTGATGGTATGTTGACAAACGCTAATGGGGTCTCCATAGCAAGAGCTATAAGAGTAAAACTCACTATGTATCCAATTATCTTTTTCATAACTTAATCCTTTTCGGTTGAGTTAGATGTACTATAAATATTACATAATCTTAATACTTGAATAACCCTTCTCGTTCTTATTAATGTTTATGACATTGTTAGTAATGTCCTGCATACTTTCAATGTGTGAAATGATTAATACATTTTCAAACTTACTCTTTAGATAACCAAGAAGCATGTTCATGTGATTAATATTTTCAGAGTCAAGAGTACCGAAGCCCTCGTCTATAACAAATAGATTACACGTAGGCAACAAGCTGATGTTGGATAAGGCGGATCGAATAGTAAGGGCTGTTAATGTCTTCTCCATTCCAGACCCTAACTCTACACGGCGGCGAGAGGTACCATCATCAAGAAAAATACTTAGGTCATGGGCCTCCGTATCCACTTCAAGAAAAACCTCAAAGTTTGCAATGTTACTTAGTATCTTTCTTATCTCACTGTTAATAAGAGGAACCGCTTTATTTAGAATCATCAACGGAATACCATCGTTTCCAAACGCATCCATTAGTAAGGCGTGTGAGTTATACCTTCTCTCTATTTCTTTTAGTACCTCTATGTTTCCACCTAGGTCTGTAATCTTTTGACTGATTTGACCTAGAAAGCTATTACCCTTTGTCAGTTCATCATTATTATTTTGAAGACCATTATCCAACCCTACAATAGTGGTATCTAATTTGCTAATCTTTTCTTGTATCTTTACATTATTAGACAACGCATCTTCATTTTGCCCATAAACTTTTTTCTCTTTGTTGTACGCTCCAAGTTTATTTCTTTGCAGCTCCAGCTGCAATTTTATGTTCTCAGAAACCACATCTACGTTTTCGAGCCTCGTATCTGTACCACTCTTTTCCTTAGTATAACTTTCATACATCTTTTCTTCTTGAGGAAAAGATGAAGTACCTAAAAATTTAGTGTTCTCACTTATGTTGCTCGTAGCGTCATCAAGCCATTTCTGCTCCTCAACAAGTTCCTTCTTCGCAACAAAAGCTCCCGTAAGAAACGAACACTTCTTGCAGGTATCATTAGACTCAAACCAATCATGCTTATCCAAAATCTTTATTTGATTTTCTTTGGTGCGTGCGATTTGGCTTCTTAGCTTCCATTCAGTTTGCAGTGTTTCAGCCATTTCCTTATGACCATAGTAGGTATTCTTTCTTTCATCAAAAGGTACTTCCTCATTGAGTTTAGCTATTTCTTCTCCAAGATAATAGGAGCGACTCATCAAGTCAACTTTTGATTTTTGATTAGTCTCCCAACTTTCTTCTAGTTTCGTGATATCTTTAGTAGAAATACCAATGTCTGCCTCAATAAAGTTTAAAGACCTCAGCCCTTTAACTACGGGATGTAATGACTTTACAAACTTTTCTTTGCTCTTCCTTTCTTTCTTTACTTTATTTTCTAGCTCCTCTCTTTCTTCATTGAGCGTTGTTATTTGCTCAACAGTTTCTTTTCGCCTCTCTTCAAACTGACTAAGAATAGAAGGATAATCATTTTGCTGATAATCTTTCAGAACGGCCTTGATAGAGGCGGTCTCATCTCTAATAGATTTCTGTAAATCATCAATGGCATGTAGTCCCAGAAATCTTGCTAGTAGATCTTTCCTATTTGTTTGCCCGTGATCAATGAAACGAGTAATATCAAACTGCTGACTAAAGGTAGTCATGGTGTGTTCTTCATAAGATCCAAGCAACGAGCGGATTGTATTCTCTGTTTCTCTTACATTGGCATCACCACTAATATTAACCTTGTCGCCATTTATAATTTGAAACAACTCAACTTTATTATTAGCTCTATTAGGATTTTTCTTATTCCTCTTGAAGTTTCTTTCAATGACATAATGAACATCATCTATTGAAAAATCTATTTCAATGAAACCTTCGTCCTTGTTCTTGTGAATGACATCAGCCACATTTCTGCCGCCAGTCCTATTGCTATTATTGAAGAACCCCTGTAGAATGGTATAAAGAATACTAGACTTTCCTGTAGCGTTGGGAGAAAAGATACCAGTCAATCCCTTGAGCTTATCAAAGTTAATAACATTGCTACCGCCATAAGAAAATACATTATCAAAAATTACTTTATGTATTTTCCATTTTCTGCCACCATAAGTATCGTACTCATCACTAGCAGAAGTATCGTAAAAGTCCTTATGTATCGTTAACACTTCGTCTACTTCTTGTTCCGACACTGTAGGTCGCTTAGCAAAGTATTGTTTCAAGAGATCTTGTTGTGCTTTTAGGTCGGTTACATTTTCTGTCTTACCGGATAAAGATAAGTCACCAACCGCGTCCTGTACATCTACCTCAATAAACAAACCTTCGGGCTTGTACTTGCTCCTCAAAACGGATTCTACATGCTTAGCTGTAGTTACACTATAATCTTCCGATCCTATGAGGATACGAATATAAGGCTTAGATGGCAAATCAAACTCTATGTTATCTATGCCATCAATAGCTTCTTGATCTAGTCTAAAAGTTTTGAAGCCCCAATCATTGGCTACTTCTACAAAAGAACATTTGCTTTCATCTAGGTTCCATATCAAAAAACCTTTCTCTACTTCTTCACCAAAATTTTGCTGAATAAGAGATCCAGCATAAGCAACCTTGACCTTGCCGTTTTCATCTAAAATCATCGCTTGCCGCGAATGAATATCTCCCAACATTCCAAAGTCATAGTTACGAAAAATGCTCTTGTCTACATCGCTTTCAATATTATGGTGCGCGCTTGTTCGGCTACCATCCAAAGCCCCATGATACAACGCTACATACTTTTTTCCTTCTTCCCTATCAAACTCAATAGGCCACTCATTCTTACCATCTTGTATGGCGAAAACACCATACACCAAATCGTCTGTAACGTCGCACAATCCACTCTCTGTGTAGAAGTGTATTGACTTACCTTTGTCTTGAAGTAGTCTTACAATGGGAGTGAGACTATCTAAACGGTTATGTTGGTTAATGACGCAGTCATGGTTGCCCAAGATTATGTCTAAAGGGGCCACCTCACTAATGGCGTTGAGATATTGTCCCGCCAGATCTACCGCTTCGGGGGATAAATCAGTTTTATTGTGTAGCAAATCACCAGCTATAACAACTCTATCTACGTTAAAAGATTCTAAACTGGCTATCAAGTTATCTAATACTTTACTGTACTCTGTATGCCTGCGGGTCTTACGAATGTGTATGTCACTTAGGTGGGCAATAATCATTATCTAAACATTCTCTCCTTGATGGTATCCTTAAACTCTACGTTTCTCAACGCGCCACTTGTTGCTATTCTCATAAACTCTTCACTACCTATCTCAGCTATGTCTCTATCTTCTCCTTCCTTCCAGTCTATAAACCTAACCTCTATACCAAATATAATAAATTTATTGGCCATTGTCAAGGCTTTTTTTCGTGCATCGGCATCTAATGCTATTACGACTGGGGTCTTATTTTTAATGATTTTTCGGAATAATTTAAACTCATCATTAATAGAAGATCCCAAAATAGGAACTGCATTCTTTCGTGAAATGATCGCATCGAATACACCCTCTACCAAGTACAACTCCTTATCCCACTCCACCAAATGTTCATTGAAGACAACATCCTTCTTAGGAACCGTAGCATTCTTATACTTCATTTTCTCATCAGGCCTGATTGATCTGCTAACATAATAGTTCAAAGTTTCATTATCGTCATAACTTGGAAACAATACTCTTTGCTCTGTTATGCTATAATGAATATCATACTTGAGTATGTCTCCTTTTTCAAACCCCCTCTTGTGCAGATAGTGTAGAGCCGCTTGAAAGAATACCTTGTTTATGTTCTTGAAAATAGAAACAAAGCCTTTGGGTAAGGTGACTACTTCTTTCGGTTTCTTTACATCGTTCTGTCCAAATAAGTTATCAATGTCAAGTTGCGGTTTAACGTATACGTTTAATAAATCGGCTTGCTGCGGGTTTCCGCTCTTTATCATTAAACGTGATAGAGTTCTACCTCTTTGTTCGCATACCCAACAATTCCATAACCCTTTCTCTATGTTGACTGTAAGCTTTTTATTTTTATGATCGCAGAATGGGCAATGAAAATACACATTACCTTTTTTATCTACTGGATTGTTTGGCCGTTGAGGGTTGCCAAGAGCTGAAATTAAAACACTTAGAGTGTCAGACATTCACACTTCTTTCTGCGGCTGCTGCGCGCGCCACAACAATAGCATCGGCCACATCAAATGCTTCTTTTGCAAACTCTGGTTTTGTTTTCATCAATGGTAAAAGTTCTGGCACTTCTGGATGAAGCTCACAAACTTTTTTGAGAACGTATTCTTTGGAGTTGCTACCTCTGGGTACTTTACATTCAGCCAAATTTCTAGCCCGAATAACATTGAGTAAGTCGGGAGTAACACCAAAGATCTCATAACACTTTCGTTGTATAACATAATTAAAACCTGCTAACTTTATAATAGTTTTTATGTTTGACTTACCAGAAATAAACTTTGTAATAATATCTTCCACTACTACGTGCTTGATAGAATTAGTACTATCTTTAATCTCTTCTAGAATATAACAAACTTTATCAACTTTGTCAAGCCATTCATTATGTTTTTTTAGGGGGATGTGTCCTGCGGTTTCAAACTTGTTTTCGGATAAGTTCCAAATACAAAAACCGCAGCAGAACGTGCTTAAGTCTAGTCCCAACAAATAATCTTGTTCTGCTGCGGCCATTTTATATTACCAAGACTTTGAAACTACTAAGTACGGAGTCTCCGAGTCTGGGTTGTAAATAAAAGAAGCACCATAGCCTCCTTCAGTTGCTACACTTACGCCAACATTTACAAGAGCAAATCCATCGCCCTCGGCAACGTAGCTGCCGTCTCCAGCACCTACATGAAAGTTATAGCCATCTAGTTCATAGTCGATCTGAACGTAAGTATCGTCCTTGACATCGTCGCCACTAACGAACCTACCTATAAACAAGTCTACACCACCGAAAGAGCCATCTACACCAACTTCAATGTCGTGACTATCGGCCTCAAGAAATGGCCCATCGTAATAATAAGAAGTGATACTGACTGTGCCATACTCACCAGCTTCTTGTGAAACAGTGATATCATATTCAGTATCGCCATCAGTAATCGGAATCTGACCCCAAATTCCTATGCTAGTTGCACCAACATTGGAATCAATAGATACGAGGTCCAAGGTAGGCTGAATAGAGATACTAGCTGGGCCAGCTTGCCCTCTCCAAACGTGTCTACTAAAAGTATCAACAGACAACTCTGCTCCTGCAAAAGCTGGTGTGACACCCATAAGCAGTGCCGCAACAGCAGCCACTACCATAATAAACTTCTTCATACAGTCATCTCCTTTTTAGGGGAATTAGTTTACATCAACAGTTATTGTTGGGATTGCTTCTTTAGTGCTGTAAAGTTAGCACTAAAATCTGGTTGTGTTTCTTTATCTTTTTCTTCCGCTGGCTCGGCTGGTAAATCGCGATCAGTAAGAAAACGAGCAGGGGCGATGCCTTGACTATCTAATACAGATAGGATATCTGATTGAGACATTGACGTTTGTGTCTCCTCTTCTTGGGACACCATCTTTTGTGACGCTGTAACCATCTTGATTATATTTTCAGTGGCCTTGTGCGCGCTATCTAAGTAAGGAGCAGCTTTATCACCAGACATAAACGCATCTTCTGCGTCCTGCACAAACTCATTCATCTTCTTGAATGTGCTCATTGCTTCTGACTGCTGATCAATAGACTGTTCATAGATAACTTTGAAAATATCATCTAGACTCTTGCCTTCAAACAACTCTATTTCTCTTAACTTCTCAAGCTGATTCATCTTCAGTACTCTCTGCTAGTGAATTGAAACGATAGTTATCCTGCAGTTGCGACATAAACCATTGTAACTCTTGCATCTGTTCGGTCAAATCCTTTATTACAGGTTCGCTACTATAGATTTCTCTTTCTAATATATTATCTAACGTCTGAGAAAATCGTAGTAGTCTTCCATAAATATCATCGTATTGATCCTCATAGAAGGTTAATCTGTTTAAGCTTCGATAAAACAGCACTCCTAACAAGATAGCAATACCACTTATAAATATCAACAAAATAAGTTCTAGCATCAGTGCTCGTCTTCGTAGGGGTAGTCATCAACAAGACCACCCTTGCTGTGTAGGTAATATCCCCACCCAGGCCCAACTATAGTACAAAAACCATAAACACCTAACATTGTCCACCAAAAACTCATAGTGTTTCTCCCCTTTCTTGGGGTAAGCAAATCAATCTAACTTCTTTCTTGTTAGAAAAAATATTAATGTACTCATCTTTGGAACGTATTAATGCCATTTTATTATTAAAAAGATTATATTTAGCTTCTTTAGTTACTATATCATACAAATTTAATATAGTATTATTGTACATATTTAATAAATGAGGGTGAACTTCTAAAAATATTAAAGGCCTTATTTCTTTAAGGAAGTTAACTGCGCCTTGAAATACTCTATATTCATATCCCTCTACATCTATCTTAACGACATCAGCTATTTTATCATTTGATGTTTGACAATGAAGCCAATATCTATCTAAAGATTGCATTTTTATTTTAGGTTTTTCTTCCCAAGGAACATCCGTATTGGTCTCTACTCTATAAAAAGGATCATCTCTTTCATATAATATAGCTACTGTCTCGGCCTCAGGTTCTACAATATAATTTTTTTCATCTTCCTTCTCGCCAACCAATATATTAAATAATTTAAACGACTCATAACGACTATCGTCTTTGTTATGTTTTGCTATTTCTTTAAAAATATTATTGTTCCAAGGGGACGGCTCAAAACATCTGGTGCTCTTAGTAGCATTATCATTATTGTTAATCAAAAAAGCAAAAGAAAAAAATCCAATATGAGCACCTACGTCCCATAAATTCTTCTTATCTTTTGTTAGTTTGATAAAATTCTTTAGCTCCCAAGCTTGCCCTGTCTCCTCATCCCATTCTGTGTTAAACATATCAACACTGCCAGACAGGCTATCGGGTAAATCTATTTGTAATTCATCTTGTATATTACATTTCATGGCTTATAGTTCATAATCAAGACCTCTTCACCTGTAGATTGCTCCACGCCTTCGGTTGCTCCGGCCGGTTTCACAAACTCTTTTGTCTCCCAAGTATACTTACTCTTAGGATACATATCGCTTAACTCAGAGAAGTCGTAATAGGAAAGAGCAAACTTGCCCTCCATACCATGCAAGCAATCTTTCAACTGAAAGTGTTCATCTCTGCCAAAACCGTGTAAGCTATAATAGGATTCAGTATTCCAATAAGGCGGATCAACATAAAAGTATGTAGTGGGAGAATCATACTTTGCAATCACTTCTTCAAAAGACATATTCTCACACATACCAATCTTTTTCAGTTTGGGAATAAACTTATCACTGGTGAGGCGATTATAGAAGGCCTTGAACTTGGAACCATACTTGCCCTTATAATCTTGAAACTCTGAATCTACAGGGTCTATGCCTGAAAATGAAGAAGTAAGAACGTAGGCATACTTCATTGCGGCTGCTTGATCTTTCCTACCTGCCTTTACTTTATCTCCAAACACATCTCTCATACTATTATTATTACACTGACGAGTAGCACGGGCATGAGTTAATGCTTCATTCAAGGCCTTGCGATGCTTACCTATAATAGTTTTATCCTCTAAGATGTTTCTTATCTTTTTGATAGCAAAGTCTGTATAGAAAAGATCTTCCTTACACTGATAAAAGAAATCACGGCAATCGTCAGAGAGTTCAGGTTTTCCTTTTTCTTGTAGAGGAGGTGTTTTCTTGTCTATAAATTTTGAGAATGTTTTTGGGTCTGATGCGCAGCGGAAAAGGTTTGTTTGAAAAGGATTGAAGTCATTAAAAATAGCCGTTTCACATCTTTCGTGAATGTCGCTATTGATATATACCCAATACGCTCCTCCGAACACTTCTACATATGTTTCACATTCTGGAACAAAACTACTTATCCATTCACTCATACGGGCTTTCCCGCCTATGTAAGCAATTATGATGTGCCTTCTTTCTTTTTAAAACCTATTATTTGTAAAGTCCTAACTATCTTAATTCAGTTCACCACTTTTATAAACTAATTTCCGTAAAGAAGCATTATTATATTTGTAAGGAATAACGCCGGGAGTTTCAAGGATATCAATCCTATTTATCCATCGCTTCGCCATCGTATCCCTAACTTGATATAGTCCAGACTTCTTACCAGCATCGACAACAACCCAATCACCATAATCAAGAAACCCTCCATTGCGAACAAGCATATTTTGTGCAACAGCAATGTAACGGTAATCACTAGCATTCTCTATTCTAAACACAGTACCATCTGCGGTGATGTTTGGAGTACTATCTGTTTGTTCTGGGACAGGGTGGTACATAGTAACTGTAACTTTTATCTTATTAGCCTCTTGGTCATTTATCTTTTTTTTGAAATCAACTACTTTACGCCCACAGTCATCTAGATACTCCACCAACTGTAAGGCTCTAATCGTACTATCTTTCATCAAGCTATCCTTGACAGCTTCTTTCGCATACATTCCCATTATTTGATCTTCAACATTATTAATGTAATAATGTCTTTCTATTCCATAAGCAACAAACATTACCGACATAACCACTAAGGCTATATTTTTAATCATCAGGTTCCAGTTCTTTGAGTATTTCGTCAATGCTAAAAAGTTTTTGCTCTTCTTGATTCTTCTTGTTTCTTATTTCTTCCAGCTTGGATTTCTGCTCATCGCCCAAGCTCTCGTCTATAACATTTTGAAGATCTTCGTCAGGAATAAAACTGATAATATCTTCACCTTCTTCAATCTCAGATATGGCTTCCAGAGCTTGACAATAATTCTCTAGCTCTTCTATGTGTTCTAACATTTTCTCTTGACGTATTATAAGCTTATTAATAATATCAATAAGTTTGCTGACGCTTTTTTGCTTGGTTGCTCTACTCATAACTTACATCGCCTCTAAGTCAAAGTTACTTAATGGTTTCTCTATCTTCATATCTTTCAGCTTGTTGTTCTCTACAATAAGCTTAGTGCCTCCCGACACAAATTTTTTCCCGTCATCTCCCTCCTTAATAGTATAGAGATAAAACACTGTCTTCCACATGGATACTCTAACGATTCGACCTGGGCGACCATCTAATAAAACTATGTCATCATTATTATAATCATTTCCAACAAATATAAGAAGCCCAGCTATTGAAGATTCTATCGTAGTTTTAAAAAATAATACCAACAAACCCGCTAAAAACATCCATCCATACTCGCCCAACAAAACACTTATGTTACCTTGTATAACACTTTCTATTTGTTGTGCGGCTGCTTTTTCCATCTAATCTCTCCGACTGGCATAGCTTTTGTATGTTATATTACAACATAGTAGTAAGCTAAATATCTATCCGCCGGGAAGCGATACTGTATATTTAGAGGTTTTATTTTCCCACTAATAAGGAAATCTTTTCCTTCACTCCATCATATTCTTCTAGGAGCTCTTTTTCTTTTATTCTTATTAGATTGTATCCCTCTTTTTTTGCCAGCCAATTTTTAATGGCATCATTTTTCTTCGCCATCATTATTACATAACTAGGTTTGCCTCGCGAGTCGTGGTAGTACCCACCATCTACTTCTATCAAAACATTATAATCAATCAAACAAAAATCATAATATCTCCAACCGGCCATATATTTTAAGGGCTTCTCTCGTTCATAATTAATGTCCTCATTTTCTAACATATCTGCGACTTGTTGTTCTAGATTACTCATAGGCCGGGTTGCCCTATTCATCGGTACTGAAGCCTTACCTGCGTGAAGCTTCTTCCTCATACGTCTTACGCCCTCTTTGCTCTTCGGCTTTTTCAAATGACTGTGACCTTTTTTCGCATATCTCGGAAGTCTTCTAAGTTAACTATCTTTATCCCCACTCCCTGGTCTTCCCGTCTTAGGTAGGCAATAATACTTTCATCAGTATATTGTTTTCTTAGAATATCTAATTGTCTCATTGTGGTCGCATCTACATATCTATCCCAGATATTAAGAACACCCATTGAAAATCCAACACTTTCGCCAATAGTCAAAGGCACTTTACTTCTCCAGTTTAGCTAATCTTTCTTTTATCATCCCTATTTCTATTTCTAAATTTTTTGCGTGATTACGATAATTGATCATTAGCTTTTCTGTATCACATACCCGCTTATGAATCGCAATTAAAACCTCATGCGGCTCAGCCTCTTGAGCCATTTGAATTTGCTGCGGCGTTAAAATAGTTTCACTCCTCTCCATCTTCTGCACTCAACCTTTCATTTAAGTAGTCTAACACATTATTAACCAAGGGGTTCTCTATGTTCGGTGTATTCTTTTTATCTTGTGATCTATGAATAACTTCGGAAGGCTCAGATCTTTTTTCTGCTTCCATATTTTCCATAGGAGTTAGATTCTTAGTAGCAGCTAATTTTTCCGCTATGTTTAATAATTCTACACTTAGCGCAAAGGTTGATGCCTGTACCATTTCCATTTTTTTCAATATATAAAAATGGCCTTCGGGGCCGATTAAATCAGAAACCTTATCACTTGCTAGAGCTATGTTAATAGATTTATCAAAACTGCCCATGGCGGCCTTAATAATATCTACCTCCCCTAGTAACGATAAGATGTCATCAACATTTGATGGTACCTTATTCATCTGATGTCTCCGTTTCTAATACTATAAGCTCAATGTTGCGCAATTCGCCAGCGTCATTCATTTCTACTTTTATATCATATTGGTTAAGAAGCCTACTGACTGATCGGCCTCCGCCTTTTTCAAACATATAATACAACATTCTATTGAAGTCTTCATTATCTACATCCTTTAAAGATGAGTCATATACTGTATTACATATAATCCATTGCCTAAAAGATCCGTCTTGTGTCAAGTCATCATCAGATAAGTCTTTAGGTATTTGCTCCCTTAAGCCCTTAGAGGCCTCTAGCAACTTACCTCTTAAAAATTCAATACGGCGGGACAGCTTTTTTTCATCTACATTTAAAATTTGTTCTTCTTGTGTCTCAGTCATCATAAACCTTTCTAAGATGAACGGGGCTACTCAAAAGCATTTGCATAATATTGTTGGTTAGAAACCTTTATGGGAGATACCAACTGCCTGATACTTATTTGAATAGCCCCGTATGTTTACAGCATTTCAATATCTTCATCTCCATCTTCTGCCGGATAAAATCTTTCTACTTTTTCATCTAACTCGTACATTGAAAAGATTGGCCGATGGTGCAAATTATCTCCCTCTATGTCACCTTCCTCTAATAATTTGCCCGCCAACAATGGCGCATGAAGCGGTACAAATGAGTCTGCCCCAGTAGGATTAATTATCAACGTATTAATAGGTGACGGTGCTAAGCTTTGAGATAATAGGCCAGGAGCTATTTTATTAACCACTTGCATATTATGTTGCATTATTTCTGTTATTTTCAAAATAGAAAATTGAACTATAACTAATTTTTTTCCAAAACTTTTTGATAACGATTGCTTAATTTCTCGCTTATTAACATAAGTAGCCGCAATGGATTCAGATGTAAATCCAACAATAACCTTTTCTCCACTAGATAAATCTACAGTATATAATGAATTACCATCGGTGTTGCCGATGAACCACATATTCCACTTATTATCAATAAGTTGGTTGACAACAATTTGCGCGCACAGGCGTCCTACATTTTTTTCAATGTGATCATTTGTCCATTTGCGCGAATCAATAAGCATATATATTCTCCCAAATAAATATCAAGTTACATCTCTTGTTGTAACTTTAGTATTTTTTCTTCACCCACTAACGCGCCCCTGTCCCATGATATGCTTCGGCCAAAAGTATCAGCGTTTAACTTCACAATCAACACTTTGCCAGGGATCAAATCATCTTCACAATATTGTAGCTTATTGTGCCACACTCTAAAGCTACTCCCATCGTCTGCCCTTACATTCGCATACGGTTTTCCCTTCTTAGTCTTCAACATCTCTACAGTTCGTATCGTCAACCATACATGGTCATGGCTGTCGGACTCATCATCAAAGTCAGAAATGTGGGGTAGTCCCATGTCCTTCACAATTCCACATACCTCTTGCCATTTAGCTATGTTTTCCGTAACCCTAAAACCTAAATGCGCCAACTCCTTATTAACTATCTCTGTTTCAGTATAGTCATCTTCAGTATTAATATCAAAGGCCTCTAACACCTTATCAATGTATCGGCCACTTATCAACGCAAAAAACTTAAGCTCTTCATCGTCCCATAACTTTACACACACCTTCTTCAAGTCTCGTTTAGGCATCTTGGATAAGGCATAATAAACCTCAGTCAACGCCACTAATGATTTTCTATTAAACTCTTTTCCACAAAATTGCAATTCGTCAAACATCCCCAAAGAAATAAGCATCTTTAGATCGTTTTCAGAAACCATCTTGAACTCAAAGTTATCTCTCATAAACTCTGTATAGTCTAACCAACCGGACTCGCTAGGATAATGTTTCTTTATCTTATTCAATACGGCCTTACCCAAGCCTTTAACTCCCATCAGTCCTACCATAAACTCATCTTGTGTAACTTTGAAATCTAATGAAAAGTTATTTATGTTACCCAAAGTTATCGTTGGACTATCTAACAAGTCTCTAGCCATAGAAAGACACAACGCTATTTCGTCATGGTCATCTGCCGAATGATTACACAGTACTTCAATAAACTCGGCCGGATACTTTGCCTTGAAATAACTTGTCCAATACGCCAAGATACTATAACTAATAGCATGAGACTTATTGAATAGATATCCTGCATTTTCTATCAGCTTGCCTGCAACCTTTTTAGTTTCTTCCATCGTCAAGATAAGCTTATTGGGATCACTATACAAGTGTTCTTGCAAATAATCATTACACTTCTTCTGATCTAATGACTCGGCTGTTTTACGAAGAATGTCACCCTCACCAAAACTTAGCCCCAACATACTGAACATCTGAATAAATTGCTCTTGGTAAATCATAATACCTTGAGTCGGCTCCAGTATCTCTTCAAACATAGGATGATGTTGATTGGCTGGATCTTCATTACCATTCTTTCGCCTGATGAATGCATCCAATGCGCCCATCTTGATAACACCAGGTCGATAGATGGCATTCACAGCAGCGATGTCTTCTATAGTTTTTGGTTTTGCTTGTTGCAATACTCTTGTAATGTTTGATCCTGCGAACTGAAACACTCCAAAGGTTTGGCCTTCGCACAATAACTGAAACGCTTTATCGTGGTGGACCTGCTCTTCTTCCGATAGCTCATCTCTATCTAATGGCATATTATACAGGTCGGGTATTTTCATTCCTACTTTATCCATCACATCTTTCAGTACCGACAAAGTAGAAATACCCAACATATCAATCTTGAGAAACTTCATCTTTGCTAGTTCGTCTATCTGCCACTCTGTAACCAATACATCATCCTTGGTCTTCCTCAATGGCATCATGTCATACAATGGACTAGAAGAAATAATAACTCCACCAGCTGCAATAGTTTGGTTCCTAGCGTTTCCATTCAACACATCAATAGTCTCAACAAAGTTAGCCGCCGCATCGGCATCCATATCTTGAACAAACTTTCTCACCTCTGGCTTATCATTCATTATTTCACTGAATGATGCCATGTCTTTATTCAGAGAGATGTGCCCTGATATCGTCTTGGCTATTTTGTTGGTTTCTTGGAAAGGTAGTTCTTTATCTTTCGCCAGATCACGAAACAAAGTATTAGCGGAGTAACGGGCGTAAGCGCAAACAGAAGCAATGTTAGCATCACCCCACTTGTTCGCGACATATTCTTTAACCTTTTCTCTATCTTTGTCCGCAAAGTCGTTATCAATATCAGGCTCCTTAATCCTGGTAGGATTCATAAACCTCTCAAAGAAGAGATTGTATTTTATAGGATTCAAATGAGTTATGCCTAACAGCCAACACAATAACGCGCCGCTAGCACTACCGCGGCCGGGAGACATTAGGATTTCATTATCATAAGCAAACTTACAGAAGTCTTGAGTGATAAGGAAATAATCTACGTACCCTTTATCATCTACAAGATCTAACTCTTTTTTCAACGCGGCTGTGTATTCGGGAATGTCTTCTTCTTTTATTTGTCCCGCCTCAAGCTTTTGGTTCATGCCCTTCTTCAGTTGATGAACAATGTACTCTCTATTATTGTTATAACCTTTTGGTGTTTCAAACTTAGGCTCTTTCAAAGTCTCCATGTCAAGCTTAGCGTTACATCTTGTCGCAATGTGTTTGGTGCTCTCTATGGCTTCTTCTAGATACTCATCCGCAATCAAGTCTCCATAACCATTATCATACCACAACGCACGCATTTCATCTTCACTGGCAAGATACAAAGTATGTACTCCAGCTTCATCAAACTTGCCGTCAGTATTCATTCTCCATAAGAAGTCATGTACTTTGTCATGTTGCTTTAATACCACATGAACATCATTAGCTAACACGCACCTTACATTAGTATACTTCTTACGAAACAACTCTATCAAGGCTACATTATAATCTTTTTGTATATCCAAATCATGCGGATGCAATTCAATGAACAAGTTATCTTCGCCAAAGATTCCTAACATCTTATCAAAAAAAGCTGTCATCTTGTCAGTCTGCTTGGCTTGTAAATACCTTGCCATATTGCTAATAACGCAAGTTGTTGTGGCAATTATTCCTTCAGAATGTTTCTCTAATAGATCTAAATCTATTCGGGGTTTCCCATAATATCCCTGAGTATTTGCATAATAGTTCAAACGAAACAAGTTTCTCAACCCGATGTCAGTCTCTGCCAACAACAAAAGATGTGGCGACCTTAGCCTCAACTTATTCTTTTCTCGTATTTCTGTTGCTGTTAGCCCCTCCTTGTCTTTCTCAGGCAATCCTCGCTGATGCATATCTTCTACACAATACATCTCGCAACCAAGTATTGGCTTCACTCCCGCCTTATTCATCTCAGTATAAAACTCAACCATACCGGCCATCGTGCCGTGATCAGTTATGGCTGCCGCCTCCATCCCAAGCTCTGCACATCTCTCCGCATAATCTTTTGCCTTACCAACTCCATCTAACATTGAATAAGTTGTATGCAAATGCAAATGCGTAAATGTTTCTACCTTCGACATTCTAACTCCTTTTGTCTATCATAATAAATTAAACAGATTTTGTAAACCATTCGGGTATGATGGCTGGCTCTTTCCACTTAGCGAACGAAGCCTTATCACATATGTAGTACATACGATACGCCTCTACAGTATTGTCTTGAAAGTAGTCAGGGGGCATGCATTGAGGTGGTGGTGTAAAGGATCGGGATGGTATACGTCTTGGTGTATTTTTTAGTATCTCTTGCAGCTTGTCAATGCTAGCATGAACCTTACCATAACGACGCGTATACTCTGACCCTAAAGAGATAAAGTGAGAATAAAGCCATTGATAATGTAAATGACTTTCGCGGACCCACTTACAAGATGGATGATTTTTATGTGCTACTTTGTAAAGTAAATCGCTTTCTGTCTTATCAAGTATACGGTGGGCTGTAGAAAGCATTTGTGCGGATTCCACAATCATCTTGACAACATGCTTATCACACATATGTTGTGCAGCACGTTGGGGATGTTCATCTAAGTAGAATATGTTGATAATAAAACTCCTTTTGAATGTCTATATAATATAAGCATTTTTTCTACATTTGTCAAGGATTATTTTTATTCAAAAGATTCTCCTGTCTCACAGTCATACAATAAATCCCCCGTAGTCAAGGAATAAATCTTGTTTGTTTCCTTACAGGGGCGGAACTTACTACTCTGCCCAAGAGTAAAGTGCCTCTCCATTACTTCAATATTGTGACTAAAATCTTCGCCAAGCTTTTTTAGTGTGCCGTAAAAGAAAGTTCCAGGCCTTTTTGCTGCTGGCCTTGCCGGCCTTATTAGACTAGTCAAATCTGCTCCATCCACGGATTTTTGCTTTCTTCTGTAACGCTCATGTGTTTTCTGGCCTTCGTCTTTTGCTTTCTCTTCCTCTTCTCTTTCCAAGTACTTATTCAATCGCTCTCGTTCTGGCCGTAATTCTTTAGTATATTTTTCACTATCGGCCTGTTTCCGACTTACTGTGTTGATGATGTTACTTACTCTCGACAATGGTCAATCTCCCTTAAATGTCTATACTATAATATACGAAATTATTGATGGTTTGTCAAGCCTTTTTTTAAACTAATTCGCACGAAGCACCTGCACAGGCTAACTCACCAGTCAAGTCTGTATTATCTGCTATTTCTACTATCTGAGAGACATCCACTGCTGACAGCTTCTTCTCCATAACTTCATACTCATCTGCACTAATATCAGTGAACGGTGCTTGTGTATAAGTACCACCATCATAAGGCAACACACTTAACCCATTATAGAAAGTTTTATTCTTCCACATCCATTCACCAACCTTTTCCCACTCTTCCTCCTTGATAGACACGGTACACGAAACATTATGTGTATTGTTGCCTGCGATGTGTCCAGGCTCAATCCATCTATTATAGATATCTTTCACCCTTTCCAATAGCTCCACAGATGTTTCATGTCTCAAGATACCAGTACCAGGCGCTCTTTGTGGAATAGAAATAACCGCTTGGCTTTCTGGCTTAAAGAAGTCATCCTCTACTAACTCTGGATGGTTAATAGATAAATAGCTGTAAATGGCTTCATTCTTTCCTACACGAAGCCTACGAATATAATAGTCGTTATGCCAAGCATGAACTCCACTAGAGGTTCCTAAGACGCAGGATGTGGTTCCACTGGGCTTTACTGTAGTCACTCTAGCAGCTGCGTTTATACCTAACTCGCCAGCATAATACTTGTTAGTAGAAACTGCCAACTGGGCCGCTGCCTCCAAGTCTAGTTTCTGAACTCTACCACTTCCGATGCCTGTCATACCAATACCTAGAAGAGCGTCCTTCTCAGTGGTGCGACGCCATATGTCACGCAAATAGTGAAAGTTAGTATAGGATGCTTGTAAGGTACCGATAAGAGATGCGGCAGAAACTCTTTCGTTGAGGTCTTGCTGTGTCTCTACATCGCTCACATTTACTTCGCATAGGTTGCAAAACTGAAATGGCCGCAGAGCTATTTCAGCACAAGGGTTGGTACCCCATTCCGAGTCGTTCGTAAAATAAACACCAGGCTCGCCAGCACCGCTTGCTTTTACTTTATCCCAAACATTAAAGAAATCTTTCTTCTTTACTCTGTGCCTCACAACTACGGCAGAGTTATTAGCTCTTGCTCTTTGGGGTTCTGTTTCCCACCAACTGCCGAACTTACACTGGAGCATATTTTGATCGTCCAGAGAGAACAAAGAGATAGTAGCACTCCTGCGAATACCACCGGATAACACAGCGTCAGCAACCCAACATACGATATCGTGGACCTCAACCGTTGTAAGTTGCTCACCGTGTTCCTTTCTATTGAATATTCTTTTGATGTTATGAACACAATCCGAAAGAGGTTCTGGTCCCGGAGCTTTGCCTCCACTAGTAATTAGCAACGCGCCTTTCTTGCGAATACTTCTAAAGTCAAATTCGGGTTCTGGTCTGCCAAGAAAATAACTCTTCATCAGCATCTTAATGCAATCGGCCCAGCCCTCTATACTATCTCCTACAAGATAACGACGCTTCTTTGTGGGCTTGTGAATAGGTGGCAACTTTTCTACATGATGCTTCTGAACTGAATAACCAACACCAGTACCCCCTAATAGTAAAAACATGACTTCGCTAAATGCGCGGTAGTCATCAATAGGTAGATATGCACAATTATAAATACGGGTTGGAGTTTGAGATATAGCTGGCCCAGCAAACTGGAGCGATCTCATAGACGGTAAAACTTTTTTATCATATACTAACTGGTATGCTTTTTCTATCTCCGATTGTAACTTAGGAAAGTTTGTAAGATGCATATTCTTATTTCGCGTTATAAGTTCTTCCCAAGTTTCTCTCCGTTGCTCATCAGGGAGATATCTAGCATATTTCATATGCACGGTGACTTCTGATAAAATTTCTTGTGATAGATCCAATGTTACTCTCCGTCTTCTGTTGAGGTCTTTACCTTGTTTGCACTCTCATATCCATCTCTAAAAAATCCTTTTCCAAAACTTATTCCTACACTTTCAATTTTTCTTCTAACTTCAATGTCACAATTCGGGCAAGACCTTTTTTCTTTCGGGTCATACTCTGTCATGCTCATTGTTGCTATTACGTTATAAGTGCATTGATCACAGACCCACTCATACTGTGGCATCAGAGGCTCTTCTTCCCGGCCTTTTCCACGCGATGGATGAACTCGCTCATGCCATTATCATGCGAAAGAATTACCTCATACTCCACAATTTCATTCGTATAAACTTCTTCTTTCGTCATTAGATCATTAGCTAACCTTATAATATCATCCCGCTTTGCTTCACGGCGATTGGCAGAATATACATTATGAACTTCTGTATCTGTATTGCCCCACCTCTTTGTTTTTGTTATTGTAAATCTATCGGCCATTATTCGCCATCCTTATAGCTTTTATATAAATTACCAATCTTGCTTCGGCTATCACCGCCGCCGGTCAGCAAGCTGTTTAGTTTATCAGAAGTACTGAATCCTGACGATTGATCATCGTTCAACTCGATATGCGCACACTCTGGTTTCATCTCTATGTTGAAGTTTATATTGGCCGAGCCCATTCGGTTCTTGCCAACATGAAACTTGCGTTGTGAGAAAGTACCAAAGAAATCTACTACATGAGCCTTGTTGATTGCTTCCCCAACCTTATCAATTGTAATAATTTCATCATTGAAGCCATCGCGATTGCTCTGTGTAGCTGTCCAAATAGGCAACTTCAACTCCATCGACATCGCTCTTAAGTCTTCAAATACACTTTCTAATTCAAATCTTTTCTGCTCATACCCGCGGCGACTCTTCATCAGATCACCATAATCAATAATGATAAGGTCGGGTTCAAATCCATTAGACAACAATCTACCAACATGAAACTTGATTGTATTAATGGTTGCAACCTTGGGTGGATATTCTTTAATCATTAACTGACCACCATTAAAACGAGCCAGCTCATTCTCTGCCTCAACCATACGCCGGCGAAGCTCCTTGGTAGGTATACCTGTAATGCGACTATCGTAACGATTACCTACATGAGTTTCGCTCAACTCCATAGAATAATGAATCACATTTTTACCTGCAGCCAATGCACCGAAGCCAAGATTAACCAGAAAAAATGACTTGCCGCCTCCTGTTGGAGCCATCACTACACCTAGCTCACCACTTCCTAATCCACCATCTAATATGTCCTCTTCATCTAATAAGGGAAAACCAGTAGGGATAGTGTTTCTTGTGTGAACCTTGCGTCTTGATTCAAAGCTATCAAAATAGTTCTGCCCCAAATCTTGCTCTGTATTTATTTTCAAACTTTGTTCTATTACTGACTGAATCTCTTCGTACTTACCCTCTTTCAACAAATCAACAGAGGCAAGAATTGCCTGCTTCATAGACTGGTTTTTACAAAACTCCAACGACTTATCTTTAGCGTACTCTATTTCCTGTCTATTTACTTTGGTTTCTATATCCAACAAAACTTCAATGGTATCTGCCTTGAGTTGATTGTCAGGTAATGATGAGATTTCCACCTTCAATGTTTCATAGGTAGGTGGAGTGTTATACTTATTAAACAACTTTCTAACTTCGGTCCAAACTGTCTTGTGAGCATCTCCAGTAAAATAATCATCTTTCAATGTTTCAAATGATTTCTCAAAAAACTCTCTATCGGTGAGAAGTCCTTGAATTACATTATTTTGAAATCCTACTCCAAAAGACTCAAAAGAATCAGTGTTCATTGCCAATTTTATTCTCCTTTATACAACAGGGTTAGTGTTCAAGATAGAAAAGTTAGCCAACCAACTATCTATGTTAGTTGGGTTAATGTCTTCCGACATAAGTTTAAGTCTAAACTGATAAGAATTAAACTTTGGTGTATCAGAAATGTAAGAATTTTGCAAACTATCAATAGCAATGAGTGAAATCTCCAACTCCAACAACTGAACTACTTTATAATTGAGCCGGACGAGATCTTCATTATCCAAGTACTTTTGATACTTATCTTCCTTGCGGCTGCGTAACCAATCAAACAAATCATCAATATCAAAATTTTCCTTAGCCCACAGTAAATGTATCTCCTTCCTTGCCGTCTTTTCTCCAACGCCTCTTATTCCAGCAATGTTGTCACTCTTGTCACCAACGATAGCCTTAAGTAAGGCATAATTGTAAGGATGAATGTTCTCCTTACTGTACATCCATTCTAGGTCAATCAATTCACCTTGGGGATTTTCTTTGGTCTTAACGGGGCGAAATACTGAAATGTTCTCATCTATTAGTTGCAGATAGTCTTTGTCTGTAGTGACAATAATACTTTTTTGTTTGATAACCTTTCGGGCCAGGTAGGCAATAGCATCATCGGCCTCAAGATATTTCACAGCCACTTGTTTCATAGGTAACTGATCCATGGCGTTTCTTAGTAGTTCTAGTTGCCTAGAGAAGGCCTCTTTCTCATCTCCATCAGAGGTCTCAAAACCCCTTTTCATGGAGGTGAACTTCCGGCCCTCTTTGTACTCCCGTAACTTCTTGCGGCGTCTCTCACCGCTGTTTAGACCCTCCCAGGCGATGATACATTCACTTGGCTGGAACCTCTTAATGTAACTCTGTAAAGCGTTGAGAGAACCAAAGACACCGCCTACATGAAGACCATCATCATTGGTAAGTGGCAGCGATGAAAAGCTGCGGCAGAATAGGTTTAGAAGGTCGATGAATAAAACTGGCTTGTCGGTCATTTAAAGCTCCTAAAGGTAAGTAACATTATAACCACTTGGCGTTGTATAAAAACATTTACGAACACCTACATCTTTCATAATAGAGAAGCAGCTAGGGCATGGATGAGCGGCCTTAAGCCAGCCATTGCGGTCTTCCCGATAAACATAAAAAGTAGATCCAGCAATTTGATGCCGGTGTCGGACAACATTGACGCGGAGTAGTGTGTTCAATTCCGCATGTAATGAAACAGCAAAAAATTCGTAATGTTTTCTTATCAAGGGATGTGACTTCTCTACATTACATGCTGAAAAATATTTGCCGTTTTTCAATATAAGAACCGCTCCAAATCGAGTCTGGTGCAGACTGTTTAGACATTGATCTTTAGCCAGTCGAAACCATCTATTTTCTGTGAGACTATTCTTAATCTGTTCGTTATCTTCTACCGTCACAATAACCTACTTTACCCCTTAAGAGAAAAATAGACAGGGTTTTGGTTTTCCCTATCTACTTTTTTCTCTCTTCGGGTAACATAAATATGGCTGAAACTTTTTATAAAAATACACTATCAATTAAAAATATTTAGATTCAGCTGCGGAAGATCTTTTTTATAACTTGACCAGCGAAGCCTACAAGAATCCATATTGCCGTTACTTGCCACCATGTAAGAACCGGAGCTCCAAAAGGAACAATACCAACATTCCACAAAGAAGCCAGGCCCCAAGTAATAATATAGGTAACACCACCTATAGCCGCAAGGATCGCCATTGCCATAAAAACAGCAACAACAACGCCAAGAATAATATGTTGCTTGTTAACAGACTCTTTAAGTTTGTTAACTAACTCCTCGGCTGGGCTATCTCTAAGAGCTACCATTACGTTTCTTCGCCTGGTGATATCTTCTCAAGTACCATCTCTTCTTCTCGCTTATCTGGATCTTGTTCTATGACTAACACATCTCTAACTTTTTGCTGACAATACCGATGTGCTTCATTGTTTGCTGGAGCACGAATGAAATCGACAAACTTTGAATTTTTGAACTCATACACTTCGCCATTATCTTTATTGGTAATAGATGACTTTTGTGCGGAGATCTTCTCTGCTACATTAAACTGCAACAGTACATCAAGCCAACTCTCTTCATCAATCAAACCCCGATTGAAATACATTTTCAATTTGGCTTCACGTTTCGGTGGGCCCATTCTATTCTTTTGAACAAAAGGCCGGATGCCCACACCCAAAGTGTCCTTACCCGCCTTTACAAAACCATCTCTGTAAAGCCGCAATCTTACCGATGCAAAAAATGGAATAGCCTTGCCGCCAGGGGCAACCAAGTCATCTCCAAAAACTACTCCAATCTTCTGTCTCATCTGATTCAAGAACACTAGAGCAACTCGCTCTTTTCCAATAAACCTAATAGTTTTACGTAAGCCCTGTCCTATCATTCTAGCGTGCATACCAACAGTAGATTCGCCATAATCCTTCTGCATCTCTGCATCAGTTGAACTACCTGCTACACTGTCCCAAACAACACAACACAACTTATCTTTTCTATTTTCTTTTATCTTCCTTATCACATTTTCAATCGCAGAAAATACTTTCTCTACAGAGTCTACCTGCACATAGATCAATTGACCTTCGGGATATAACTTCATCCCCAGTAGTTGCAAAAAATCTTCA